GCCTGTTACTGTGTAGTGAGTAGTTAAAGTTTTTACTGTTTCAGTAGCTGTCGCATCCCTAATGATAACCTGTAAATCTGTGTTAGCAAAGATCTTGAATGTATAGTTGAAGGTATCAAGAGTACCATTACCTGCGTAGGAGTTCTTTACTGTAGTAGATGATATTGTCATATTGTTTCTCTATATTAGATTATAAATCCTTTGTCTATAGTGGTTTAAAATAAAAAGTTTGACCTCTTTTTTCTTCATTTCTTTGTTTTATTCTTTCAAAATATCCTGGATCTAAAAACTCTTTAATTTGATAACCAATCAAATAATCATAACCAGCTTTTGAATAATACATATTTAAAAATGGAATATTACCTTCTGCTAATTGAATAAATTTTTTACCTGCTTTTTTAGGGTTATTTATATTAGTAATAATATCTACTACTTTATTAAGATCGGAAGCCGTTGGTCCAAGAATAGTTTGAAAAATGTTATTACCATATTCATTTTGAATTTCATTAATTAAAAAATCTCCATAAATACCTAATCCACCACCTGCTGTTAATGATTCTAATATAGTTGATATTTTATTTGGATCTCTTGGTGATCTTCCTTTTAACATATCTTTTGCAGACATAGCAATATAACCAAAAGCGGTAGATAATAATACCATAGAAGTTAATCCAGTAATTTTTGCAAATTGAGAATCCTCTAATACTTCTGGACCATAAGATTTTAATTCTCTACCAATAATTTTTTTCCATATAGTTATTGGAAAACTTTTAAATTGACCAATAAATCTAATACCTTCACCACCAACAGTTCCTTTTTTCATACCTTGATTCATTAAAGCTCTTATAGCAGCATCTGGTTCTGGAGTTCCATGGGTAGCTTGATCTACTAAAACATTTCTCCAAGTCATTTCTAAATCTTTTTTAAAATTTCTTATTTCTCTTTTTGATAAACTTCTTCCAACATATTTTATAATAACATCATCTGATAAAGCTCCAGCAGCTTCTGCTGTCATGTATCTTTTTTTATTTACATCTAATGTTTCAATAGATCGCAACATATCCCATTTGCCTTCATCTATTCCATAAAGTTGTAAAAGATTTCTTTCTTTTGGTTTTAAAGCGGAAAATTTTGTGTCAGCCAACATACCATATTGACGAGATAAACCTACTGTCATTCCAGATTTTAAACTTGATACCCATCTATTTAAACTATTCCATTTAAAAAATTTATTTTGTAATTTACTCATTATTCCCCATGTATCACTACCAACTCCATATTTATTAGTTGCAAAAGAATCTCCAATAATAGAGTTACTTATAACTTCTAATACTTCCATTGCTTCTTTATCTTGAGTTTTAAATAAAGCATTCATTGCTTCTCCAAATCCAGAAAGAAAACCTCTTCCTTGAAAATTTGTAGTAGACATATATTGAGCAATATCTGCAATAGATGTAACTCCAGCAAAACCGAGTTTACCCATTGATTGTAATCCTCTAACAACCATTCCTACTCTAGCCATAGTATGATTACCAATAGCATTAATACTTCCATCAATTTCTAAAAAATCATTTTGAAAATTTTCAAAGTTTAAATCTTTAGCTATTTTTGGATCTATACTCTTATATTTCTTTCTTAATAAAGCTAAAGTTTTTTCAAAAGTGTTTTGAGGATTTGTTCCAAATTCTTGCATTAATGCAATATTTCTTGCAGAATTACTTAAAACTCCAAGAACACTTTCTTTTAAAGAAGGTTCTCCAAACATAAGATCATATTCATGTCTGGCAGTTGCGTCTTTAAAATGCAAAACTCTTGAAGCATTTAAACGATTAGCAACATTTCTTGTTCCATAAATACTATTTGTTCCACTATGTTTTAAATGATCTCCAGACATTAAACTGTCATATATATCATCTAGTATATTATTTACTTTTTCATTATTACCTACTTCTCCAAAAGATCTTTTTAAATCTAATCTTTGTTTAATATATTCTCTCCATGCTATTCTGTTGTCAGCAACAATTTTTGTATTTTTACTAGCATTTCCCATTCTTTCAGTATTGTGTGTTGTTCTAGTAATCCAATCATCTAACTTTTGAATGTTAGCTCCTAAATCATTTAATCTTCCTCTCCATTCCTCTTGAAAAGTTTTTAATATTTTAGCTGCTTCTCTAGCTTCTAATACTCCTGTACTTTCACCTACCATTTCTTTTTTAATTTCTATATCTATTTTACCTTCTGAAAAAGCTTCCCAAACATCTTTACCAATTTTTTTTTCATCAGATACTTTAATTTTTCTTAAAGCTTGATACAATCTTCCAATCTCTACAACCTCTATTGTGTTTTGTTTTGAACCAATAGAGTTTCTGGCAACAGAAGAAAATTCTTGAATACCAACTAATATTCCAGATACAGCTTTATTTGGAGATAATTTTCCCGCAGACAACTCAACAGCATCTACAACTTTTTGATATTGATCTATAGCTTTCATATTATTTTCAGCTAAACTTCTTTTATTTAAAGCTTCTTGATAAACAAAGTTGTCAAATATCTCATCTTCTAATATTCTTTCTGTTTTTTGCTCTCCAGTTTTAAATTGATCTTCATTAATTTTTTTTTTAATTTCATCTAAAAATTCATTTATTCTTTCATCTGATATAGTATCTCCAGATAATCTTTTCATTTCTTTAAAACATTTACTAAATGTTTTTATTCCTGGTTTATTAGCCATTATAAAGATCTCCTAGTACAGTTAATTCCTGCTTGTAACGATTCTTTTACTTTATTTTTATTTTTTAATAAATTATCACTTTGATTTATCTTTAAATTATCTTCTTTTATTTGATCTGGTAATGTATCTTCATCTATAATATCTAATTGTTTTAATAAAAATTGTTTTCTTTGATTCATATTTTCTGCTTCTATTTCTAACTCAGAACGATTTTTATCTTTATATTGTATTGTATTTTCTGGAACAATTCCTTGCTCATCTTTAGTTTCAATATTTGATTTTCTTTGTTCTATTGCTTGATCGTTTTTTTGTTTTTTAACTTCAACTAATTCTCTTTCTGTTTTTTGTAAATTTCTTAAATTTTGTAAATAAACTTTTGCAGATTTAACATCATTTTTATCTAAAGAATTTTGATATAAAGTTTTAAATTCTTTTATTTGATCATCAATTTTATTTAATTCTGGATCACCTATTTTTGTTTTATTAACTATTAAATCTCCAGTATCTACTTTTTCTCCTTTAACAATTTTGCCAATAGAATACCTTAATAAATCTTGTTGATTTTCTGGAGAGATTGCAGCAAGTCTTTGATAAATATTTGGCTTACCACTTTTTTCTGCAATAAAATCTCCTAACTTTCCAATACCAACATGAAAACTTGAACCTAAAACACCACCAGCGGCTATGTTTGTAAAAGCATCCCATTGATCGTAGTCTGATTGTTCTGATCTTGCAACACCATAAACAATAGGTTCAACAGCGGCATTACCAACTAAACCTTCAACAAAACCTTTTTTTAATCTTGCTACATTTTTTCCAGATTTTGCAACCATATTTATAAATCTTGCTTGACCAATTATTGGGATAAAAGAAGCTCCAATATTAATTGGATCTACAAAGTTAGTAGCTAAACTTGCTAAAAAAAAAGTTCCATATGTTTTTTTTGGTCCACGAGCAAGAACACTTTGCCTTGTTCTTTCAATTTGTTTTCTTTGAACTAAATAATCTACAACACCTTCTCTTGTATCTTGTTCAAAATATAAACCTAATCCAGCATATTCTTTATTTAATTCATCTTTATTTAAATAAACATTACTTGATTCATATGCTTTGTTTTTTTCTTCTAATCTAAATAAAGATGCTACTGGATTGTAATCCCAAGAGTTAGCAATGTTTGCTCCTTGAGCTTCCCAATAACTTGTTTTTAATTGACCTAAAGCAGAACCAATTTCTTCTTCTGTTTTTTCTATTGTTCCTAAACCTATATTGATCATAATTAAGATGGTTGTATATAGTCTTCAATGGTAGGTTCATCAAAATCTACAAGAGGTTTTTGAGTTCCTGGTTCAACAAGTTCTATAGAATTTTTTATATTTGGATCTTGATCTTTTTGAGGTGTAAAGAAAAACTCTATTTTTTCTCCTTTAGAATTTTGAACTGGAAGTATCTTACCCCCAGCTAATTCAACATATAAAACTATTCCAGTAGATGAACCATTTAATAACCATTTAGAATGTTTTTTTATAGAATCTGTCATTCTATTTTTTACATAAGCATTAAATGTTTTATCGTCTGAAACTTTAATTTCATCTGGAAGTGATTCCGCAGAAGAAAGAGTTGTAGCATAATGAGAAAAATCGTTACCCATAAATCTTTCTAAATAATCCGATTGTTCTACTGATAATAATATTCTATCAGCTTTATTTATTACCGCTTCTTTAGAAACTGGAACTTTATTAATATTATTTGGAATTAAATAAGTTCTTTGAGATGTGTCATAATCTTCTAAAAATTGTTTTACCACATTACTTGATGCTGTATCATAATTTTCACCTCTGTTAATTTCGTATAAAGCAGCTTTATATAATGTGTCTCTTAAAGATAAAATATATTCTTCTTTACTAACAGATCCTTCTGGTTGATTATTTATAATATCTTCATATTTTTCTAAATCTTTAGCTATTAAAGTTTGAATTTTTTGCAAAGAAACTTGACTAGGTAATTTTGGTTTTACTAAATTTTCTAAATCATTTATTTTTCCAGATGCTAAAATAGATTCATTTAAATTTTGATTATCCATAGACATTGCTGCTCTTATATGAAAAGGTAATTTTTCAGAAGATAATTGATCAAAAATAGTTTGAGCATTATTTTCTCCATACATAGAAACAATTCCATCTAAAATATTTTTTTGTTCTTTCCATGATTTTGTTTCATCTGTAATTGATGCAACATTTTGTAATGCTTCTTCTTTAGTCATTAATTTAACTGATAAAGGATGACCACCCATTTCTATTTGAGTTTCTCTCATGGAGTTTGAATAAATTTGAAATTTTTGTTTTTTAATTTCTTTATCTTCTTCATTTAAAAAATCATTATATTTTTCTTGAACTATTTCATTATATCCTAATATTAATTTTGCAGGATCAGAATTAAACATTTTTTCTTTTTCAACAACAAGTGTTTTTAATTCTTGTTGTAATTCTAAATCTAATGCTTCAGAACCTTTTCTTATTGGAAACATATTAGCAATAGACATTCCATCTCCCAATTTTGAAGTCATAATTTTTGAAGCAAAATAAGATGATCTTTCATAACCAGATTGTTTTTCTTTAAATTCATTGTAATAATTATCTCCTAAAACAAGTTTGACAGAATCCTCGTTAATATTTGCTTCTTTACCAGCTCTTTTTAATGCAAAATAATTTAAAACATCATCTTTTACTCCTTGAGATGCACCACTTTTTGCTTCAGTTATTAAAGATGTTAATGTGTCTACATCCAAATTTTTATATTGGTTTTTATCAAGTAATCCTTTTAAAGCATCTATAGGATCTTTAGATATTTTTTGTTTTGCAGTAAAATAATCTATTTTTCTTGGTATTAATGCAATATTGTTATCTCTAGTAGCATCATCTTGAGTTACATCATCAAGCTCAATTTGAACTAAAGTATTATAAGCAGTTTCTCTTGATAATGGATTGTCTGCAAAAAAATAATCTTTATATATTCTAGATAATTTTAATTCTTTTTGATCTTGAGCTTTTTGTACTGTATTTTTATAAACAGCATTATCAACTTTAAAAATTTGTTTTTGTTCTTCTAATAAATAATTATTTTGAAATAAATTTTTTACAGAATTACTTGTTGCTTTAGATTCATAAAAAGTTTTAATTCTTTTACTTTCATTCATTAAATAAGAATTAGCTTTTTCTTTATTAGTATATTTAGATGCTTCTTGAACTGCTGAATTTAATTCAATTACTGACGCATTTTCTAACTCTAATGCTTCTGTTTTATCTTCAATAGTTTTTTGTTTTATTCCAAATTCAGTAATTATATCAGAAACATCAGAAATAATTTCTGTTTGTTTTAAAGATTGTGTAGCAACAGGTATTCTTCCAGAATCTCCTATTTGTAATTGTCCACCAGATTTAAATTGAGGTATTTTTGGCATTACATTATATCTCCAGGATCTCTACCATATCCACTTTTACCAAAACCTGTAAATGTTTTTTGGTTTTGTAGTAAAGATTTATTTTTAAATCCACCCATACTATAAACACTTGTAACTCCCTTTATTGCAGTTGATATTTGTGCCATTTTAGCTTCAGCTTTAGCAATTTGTCCACTATATCTAAGATAATTTGCTTCATTAATTTTTTGAGTTTGAGCAACTTTTGCATTATAAGCAATTATATTTCTTTGTAATTGTGCTTCTTCAGCATTTTGTCTAGATAATCTCAAACTTGTTCCTTCTCTTGTAACTCCAGCTTTTGATAAAGCTACTGTTTCTGCTCCTACTAATCTATAAAATTCTTTATTAAATTGTGCAATATCAAATTCTTTTTGTTTTTCTATTCTAGATACATCTGATTCTACAGCATCAGCTTTTGCGTTAAAAGCTTGTTCATTAGATTTTCCAATAGCACCTTGTTGTTTAATTTGTACCGCAGTTAATCCTGCTACTGCTCCTTGCCAACTCATTAGAATAACCTCGCATACATATATTGATCAGAACCATCGAAACCAAATTTTCTCATTAAACCTTCTTCCTCTAAACCTAACCATTTAGCAAATTTT